GTCAAAGTAATGCCATAGCCGCCCGTAGAAGGCGTTCCAACGATAAACCGACACTTAGGGTCATCCTGAAAACGCTTGATATTAGGCTGTCTTTCATCTTGTGGAGTTAATCCATAATAATCAACGATGGACCCCGGACCATATTCTTTAACTACATTTTTTATTATTTCAGTAATATCATATTGATAGTGAGCCCATATAATAGCTTTACCTTCAGTTTCATCTAACACATTCATTAATTCTGTAATTCTATTATTAACAATTGGTTGAGTTGCACCATCATCAGCTGTAAAATGACCACATGTAATTTGTTGTAGTCGCATAAGCTGTGTCAACGTATTAACAGTAGTAGACTGCTTGCCTTTTAATATAGCAATAGCTTCTTTTTTCATTTGTTCATAAAGTTTACGTTGATCTGGTGTTAATTGTATTTCACGTTTAATAAAAATTTTATCTGGCAAATCTAAACAATCTTCTTTTAATACACGGTAAGAAAAATCTTTTAGTTTATCTGATAATTCACCTAGGTTTTTAAAACCATTTACAACCTGTATCTGTCTACCATGCATGTGTAGTGTTTTCATTTGTGCATATCTATTTCTAAAAGAATAATATGATTGAAAGTTTAATAACCACGGACTTAAAAAATCACACTGAGTATACAAGTCTAATGGGTTTTTAGTTACAGGAGAACCTGTCATTATTCTTCTATATGAAGCAGACTCAGCTAGTTTAAGAATGTTTTTAGTTCTTTTAGCAGTAGGTGTTTTAATTGTAGTAGACTCATCAATAGCCATCATGGTTCTATGACAAGATAAAAATTTATTAGCAAAGTCCATACCTTTAGATGTACTAAAAGCTTCAACATTCATAATTAAAATATGTAAACCCTCACCTTCAGAAAATAACTCATCTAAATTTTGTTTTTGTTTTTTAGTAATAGCTGCTTTCCACAAAACAGTTATGTTTTCTATATGACTAGGTAAGTGTGTAGGTAGTTCATTATTATACCAAGTGCCTACAACACCTTTAGGTGCAATAATAAGAGCACCATTAACTTTGCCTTTATCGTAAAGCATAGCTAAATTGTCTATCAATACTTTTGTTTTACCTGTACCCATTTCCATGAAGTACGCGTAATTTTCTCTGTTCCATGACTTTTCTAAAGCAGTCATTTGATGCTTGTAAGGTTTTGTTTTAAATTTATAGTTCATAATTTTTCTTCTTTCTACTTGACAAGATAACAACTTGAACCTATATTGTCAAGCATGAAAGAAAAAGTAATTAGGTACGGAGATATTAAAAATGACGAAGCACCCGCAGTTTATGTAATT